AGGCTGAGCGCCAGGAAGCCGAACGCAAACAACTCGACAACAAACTCATTCGAGCCGGTATCCCTGAGGAATACCGAGGGAAGGGCCTTGCAGATTACATCCCGCAGGATCAAACGCAGGCTTCAGCGAAAGAATTGACTCGACGTTTTATCAACGGTTGGGAGAAGGCTAAGGCGGGCGGATACGGCCTTCTGTTTTTTGGCACCTGTGGAACGGGCAAAACGCACCTAGCGTGCACGATCTTGCAGAGTTTGATAGAAGATACTACCTGCAAGTACATGACCGTTACAGAGCTATTTTGGGCCGTTCGCGGGGCTTATGCCAAAAACGCTGAATTTACGGAAGATGATGTCATTGAAAAATACTCGAAAATCGGTCTTCTCGTCCTGGATGAAATCGGCGTGCAAAAAGGCTCCGACTCAGAGCGCCGTATTTTGTTCTCGGTCATGGACCGCAGACTCACCAACAAGAAACCGACCATTCTTTTGACCAACTTACCGCCTGAAGCGCTCCTAGCGCTTCTCGGTGACCGCTTAATGGATCGAGTGTCAAGCAAGTGTGTAGCCCGTCAATTCCTTGGACGCTCAATGCGTAAACCAGCTACCGACGCCGTTTTTATGTGAGGAGGAGACATGAGCACATTCGTCATTAAACGTGATGTTGAGATTGATAAATTCCCTATTGGGAGCAGAGTGATAACCCCTACTAAAAGTATTGGTACAGTTATTGCTCATATCGGCTTATCTGAAAAGGCTATCGCTCGTGCGCTCGTTCGCTTCGACCCTGGATTTCAAAACCATTTCAGAAAGAATGATGAAGCGTTAATCCTGCCTAAGTGGTTGACACTGTTCGATTATTCCGAGCACGTGAGTGGGAGAGAAAAATGAATTTAGTTCTTATTGGATTTTATTTATTTATCGTCCTCGTTATTTTTTTTCTTTTCCTTCTTGATAGGGGTGTATGTTTGTGAATACGATTAAAACAGGATTGAAAAATGTTTGAAATTATTCTGCCTTACACCCCCTCAAGACTTAACCCAAACCGCTCGAAAACCCTTAATAACATGGAGTATGCGCGGGAGTTTAAGAAATACAAACAACAGGCGTATTTCTTGACTAAGGAAGCTTTGGGCGGCAAGCCCGCGCCTGATTGTTCTCAGCTCGAAGCACTGCCGCTCTATCTGACGTTCTATCCGCCTGATAAGCGTAAGCGGGATGATGACAACATGATCTCGTCTTTCAAGGCGGGGCGGGATGGTATCGCTCAAGCCCTTGGGATTGATGACAACTTGTTCCATATTCAGAAGCCGCAAATTGGCGAACCCGTCAGGCCGAACGGACAAATTAGGGTGCAAATTGATTTTTCAGGAGAGACAGTGAAAAAAGAGGTCGCTCCTGAAAACAATGCGGATTTTCAGAAAAAGTCTCAAAAGAACAAAACAAATAACCCCGCGGGCCGTCCGAAAGGTGTGCCCAATAAGATCACTACTGCGGTCAAAACAATGGTCCTTCAGGCTCTTGATGAAATGGGCGGAGTTGAGTATCTGAAGATGATCGCGCAGATTGAGCCGAAGGCTTTTTGTTCTCTGCTCTCGAAGTGTATGCCGCAGGAAGTTACGGGCAAGGACGGTAAGGACTTAATCCCCTCTCATGCGGGCGTGCTTGTCATTCCTGAGGCGTTGACGGCTGACGATTGGGGCCTAACTGCTGAACGAGTTATCGCCGAGCAAGAGGCCAACAAGAAGAAATACATGGGCGCAGACAATGAGCAGTAACGCACTTGAGCAGAAACCTAAGGTCATTTGGTCGCCTTTTCCTGGAAGCCAGCGGCTTTTCTTGTCGTGCCCCATTTTCGAGGTACTGCTTGAGGGTACACGCGGGGGCGGCAAAACAGATACGCTCCTTATGGATTTTGCACGTGAAGTCGGTAAAGGGTACGGCGCGGAGTGGAACGGCGTTTTATTCCGTCAAACCTATCCTCAGCTGGATGACGTGGTTAAGAAGTCTAAGAAGTGGTTCCCGCAGATTTTCCCGACGGCAAAATTTAATGAGTCGGAGTACGTGTGGAAATTCGCCACGGGCGAAGAGTTGAAATTCAGATACGGCGATAGAGAAGAGGACTACTGGAACTATCATGGCCATAACTATCCGTGGTTGGCATTCGAGGAGCTGACCAACTGGCCTAACCTGTCGTTTTATCAGGCCATGCAGTCCACGTGCCGATCTGCTATGCCTGGTATCCCTAAGCGTGTTCGCTCGACCTGTAACCCGTTCGGCAAAGGACATGAGGCCGTCAAGTCGTATTTCAAAATCGGTGAGGTGCCGCAGTGCACCATTATCGAGCCTGAGAAACCGTTCTTGATCGGCCCTGACGGATCACGGATTGACTTGTCGTACAGAAAACGCACGCGCATAACGTCCACTGTTTGGGAAAACAAACTACTCCTGGAAAACGACCCGTCCTACCTGGCCTCGATCCTATCTATTTCCGACGTAAACCGCCGTAAAGCCTGGTTAAACGGGGATTGGGATATTCATGTAGGTTCGTTCTTGGAGGGCGTATGGGACGCCTCTAAGCACATTGTTGAGCCGTTCTTTATTCCTAGCGGCTGGGAAATGTGGCGGTCTATGGACTGGGGCTACTCGGCTCCTTACTGCGTTCTGTACTTCGCCATGAACCCTGACGGAGTGATATTCGTTTTCCGTGAAATCTATGGAAAAGGCGAACGGGACGGGGAAGGCTCACGAGAAAACGTCGATCAAGTTGCGCAGAAGATGAAGGCCCGCGAAGCGTCGGACGAGCGAAACGGATACGAGTACCGATATTCGATTGCTGACTCAGCCATTTTTTCTAACGTCGGTACTGATAGATCAATTGGTAAAGCATTCGCTGACGCGGGCATTAAATGGCGCCCTAGCACAAAAGGCCCAGGCTCACGAATTAACGGAGCGCAAGAAATCATCCGGCTCCTAGCCGACGGAAAACTCAAATTTTTTAGGACGTGCAAACACTGCATTAGGACTATTCCGACGCTACATCCTGACGAGAGAAACCCCGAGGATGTTGACACGACAGAAGAAGATCACGCATGGGACGCCCTTAGATACGGCGTACAGAGAAAACGTAAAGCACCTGAAGAGGAAACAATATGGAGAGACTAGAAGACATGAATAGTGAGATTGGAGAGGCAATCGAGGAACAACCCGAAGTTGACCCGTTGGCCAAAGCATGGGGAAAGCGACTGGCGAAGGCGCAAAAGTATTGGGGCCCTTTTTTCAAACGCTGTAAGCACAATCGAAAACTTGTGCAGAACTTCAATACTCAAGCTGAGGCGAACTCAGAAGACTATGTTAAGTACAGGGCTAATTTAATCCTTGGCATGATAAATGTTTTGTTGCCGACGATTTACAGCCGTAACCCTGACTTAGTGGTACAGCCGCGACAGCAACAATTTAAATCCACACTGTTTTGTAAGACTCTTGAAACTATTCTCAACAGACAGCTTGAGGACGCCAACTTGAAGCTATGGGGCGCTGAAGTCGTGCGCGCGGCTCTTATCTGCTCCTATGGCGCGGTCAAGGTCTTGTATCAAAAAGACATCCACCAAGACCCCGAGATCCTCAACAGACTTGAGGACACTCAGGACAATATACGCACCTTAGAGCAGTTGATTACACGCATTGAGGATGATCAAGACCGAGCCTCGAAGGAAGCCGAGCTTGAAGAGTTGAAGCAGGTCATGCGCGGACTGGAAAGTAAAGCCGAAGTTGTTGCAAGCGAAGGGCTTGTTATTGACCGCGTGATGACAGACAACTTGTTAATTGACCCGACTTGCCAAAACTTTGATGACTACCGTAACGCCAATTGGATTGCACAGATGATCTTTATGACGCGTGATGATGTTGAGTCACGCTACAAAAAGAAAATTCGAAAAGCCACGACGTTCAATTACGACGGCTCGGCCGTGGACAACCAGGCACAGGACTTGGACAAAGTGTCCGATGACGATCAAGTTTTAGTCTATGAAATTTGGGATAAGCGGTCACAGATGGTCTATACACTTTGCGACGGTTGTGACTTTTGGCTCCGTGATCCGTACCCGCCTCCCGTCAATGGTCGACGCTTTTACCCGTTCTTCTTGTTGCCTTTCAACAAAATTGACGGATGTTTTGTGGCCCCGTCCTTGGTTGACTTGTCCGAAAAACTTCAAGCCGAGCACAATCAGATAAGAGAGAAACTCGTCGAAAATCGTGATTTCATTGTCCCTGGATATATCGCGGGTAATGATGTCAAGGTCAAGGACGTTGAGTCTTTTCAAAAGAGCGGAGTTGGAGAAATCACAATCCTAAAAGGAGTGGACTCCTCGGAATTGCAAAAAGCTTTTGTTCCCAAGCAATTCCCGCCAATTGACCCCTCTTTGTATGATACTTCGCCTATCCGAATGGACATTGAGCAGTGTGTCGGCCTACAGGACGCCGCCCGATCATCTATCAATAAGGCGAAGACTGCTACTGAAGCCGAGATTATGAATAACTCTCTCTCTGCCCGTATCTCGATGTTTCAGGATTGGACAGAAGAATTTTTATCTGAGTTGTGCCAATACGCGGGACAGATTCTCCTACTCGAATTGAATGAAGGGGCAGTTGAAAGAATCATGGGCGCGCCTCAGCCCGTACTAGATGAAAACGGCTTACCGATTCAAAACCCCGACGGGTCACTAAAGTTTGAGAAAACTTACGATTGGCCGCAACTCTCTCGCGATGAAGTCTTTGAACAAATTAACGTGAAGATTCGGGCTGGTTCAACGGGCAAACCTAATCGAATTGAAGAGCAGGAAGCCTGGGGCCGTATCCTCCCCTCATTGATTCAGTTGGCACAGCTCATTTCACAGTCAGCGGCTCAAGGCATGGACTACAAACCGTTTGAGGCCATGTTGACCGAGACTCTAAACAGGTTTGATGACCGCCTGGACGTGAAGGATTTTATGCCGAACGTTGAAGCACTTCAGACTCAAGCACAACAGACACAACAGGCACAAGTAATGCCGCAAAACAACCCCTAGTTTCAATAAATCTTTTTAATCTTGAATGGAGTTTTAAACATGGAATTTGACAACGACGACATCAAAATGAACGACGAAAACCAGGCCGCCGACAACACAGCGGAGCAGAACGACACACAGGACGCGCAGGAAGGCACCGAAAACGGCGCAGAAGGAGCGAATAGCCTCAACGACACAATTATGTCTAAGCTCAATGAAATGGACGAGCAGGACGGTAATACGGCCGACGACGGCGAAGACGGTGATGACGGCTACCAGGCGGCCGAGAAACCCGCCGAGCAGAAACAGGCGCAACAGGATCAGAAACAGGCCCCGCAGGATGATTTAAAACCGAAGACTCCTGAAGAGGAAGAGGCTGAGTTAATCAACACGGCAAAGACCGAGCGCGGCAAAGAACGACTTCAGCGAATGTTTGCGGAGCGCAAAGAAGCACGTCAGGGCCTTGAAACAGTTGTCACATCTTTCCGTGACGCAGGTTTTGACGGTGAGTCCATTAACACCGTCTTGGCTATCGGCCGCCTTGTTTCCTCAGGCAATAAGGACGATATGCGAAAGGGTATCGCGGCCTTAGACAAAATCCGTGCCAATCTCTGCGCTGAGTTGGGCGAAGATGTCGCCTTGGCTGATCCGCTCGATCAATTCCCCGACCTCAAGCAGTCTGTAGCAGACTTAGCTATGAATCGGGATCAAGCACTTGAATTAGTCCGCGCCCGCGAGCAGAAACAGAGAGAGCAACAGCTTCAGCTTCAGACACAACAGGCCCAACAGTTTGAGGCCGAGAGACTTCAGGCCGTCAAGAATGCACAAATTGACGTGCAACAGTTTTTCTACTCGAAGAGCGGTGAGGTAGATTTTGGACGCAAGATCAAGGCCATTCAGTCTCATTTCACACCTGAGAGACTTCAGTCTTTCACGGCCGCGGTGCCGCCCTCTCAGTGGGTATCCCAACTTCAGGTCATGTGGGATTCTCTCTCTATGCAGGGCCGAGAGACTAACCGCGCTCGCCCGATTTCTCAGCACAGAAATACGAATGTAGGACAGCGCTCTCTAAATCCGAATATGTCTCTTGAAGATCAACTCTTCGAGAAAATGAGAACGCTGGGTATTTAATTTTTTTTCCGCACCTCCTCGCAGGTGCTTGACAATTTACTTGAGCGCCCCTCCGCGGTCTTACACGTTTCGGAGGATTTCAACCGCGGAGCGGGCCTCAACATTCAGAAGAAATCGAAGTAGCGGGTGTCGCGTCCCGAAGAGTTGAAGAGTTTCTGTAGTTCGTATCCCTGAGTCGCACCAGGGCAGAAATTAAGAAAATTGCCACAGCTCGGGCACTGAATGAAACGTTTCGTCAACTTTTCTAGGACATTTCATTTATGGCTATTTCTACTGCTGACTTGAGTATTCTTGCTCATTATGCGTTGACTAACTATGTGAAAAACGCAACGGACCAAATTAGACAGGAGCAACCGTTTCTCACCTTCTTGAAATCTAAGAAGAAGAGAATGAATGCGGGCCCGTCTGAGTCTGAAAACATCATCAAAGATTACGGCTCTAACTTTGCATTCGGCTATGGTGAAAACACTATCGCCTTCAATGACCGTGATCCGACTGTTCAAAACAACTGGTCTTGGGCGCGTGCGACTGACGCTTTCAAGGTTTCCCATGATAAGTTAGTCGCCGCGGGCATTGATGTTCGCGAAGGAAGCCGCGGAGAATTCCGCACTTCTGACAATGAAAAGGCCATTATTTCTAACTTCTTGGCCGACAACGTTTACGCATTGAAAGAAGGTTTTGACAAGTCTCTTGACTTGGCACTTCACCGCGACGGCACGTCCTCTAATGACGCAGTTGTAGGCCTGGACGCCATTGTTTCTCTTAAACCGACCACAGGTACAGTTGGCGGCATTGACCGTGCTAAAGCCACCTATTGGCGCAACTATGCCGACACAACGCTTAACGCGGCCACAATGAGGGCAAAGATGGAGAAGGCTTGGCGAAGCTGTATCCGTCACGGCGGCACACCTGATTTCATTCTTGCAGGAGGTGACTTCATTGACGCTTACGCCTCTAGCGTGACCGTGACTCAAAACGCCGACGCGGGAGCCGTCAAAAAGATTGATGTCGCAGTTGGCGAAGGCATGAAGACGGGCCTTTTCTATAAGGGCATTGAAATCGTTTATGACCCGACGTTTGATGACTTGGACGCGCTCGAAACAACGGCCTCTACTGCATGGTCTAAGCGTTGTTATTTCATCAACTCTCGTCATCTTTTCTATAAAGATAACGGCATTGACATCGTTAGACCGACCCGCCCGCATAACGTTTTGGCCTTCTATGAGATGATCGTTTGGCGCGGTCTTCTCACCTCTAACCGCCTCAATGCTCATGCGGTCTTGGGTATCGCCTAACCCCTTCAATCCACTTCAAACACGGGCCTCAAAGGAGGCCCATTCTTAAATATAGGGATCAACATGAAAGCACAGTTAGTCAATGTAGAAATCAAACTCAATGCGAATACGGTCGTTACAAAAGAGGTTTTCCCGTGGGAGATTTCAATCCTGAACACACTCCACGGTGAAGAAAATGTCAATGAACTCGAAGAAGGACGTATTCAGAATGTCGAAGGGGATAAAGAAGAGGTTTTGCGTTTGGCTCGACTCTATGGCCGCAACGTTCTTGAAAATCGTTTTGGTGCTGGTGTCCGCCCCCTTCTTGAGGCTATCCGCGCAAGTGTTAGTGAGGCCGCTTCGAAAAAGGGCAAGAAGTCTGCCGCCGTACCTGCGCCCGCTCCTGATGAAGATATTGAGGCCGCCGAATAAGGGGAGCGCCTATGACAGTGACGACACCGCGCAACGGTCAACCGACTGAATACAGGCGCGCTCATAGGTTTTCGGCCGACGAGTCGGGCCTTATTCCAGGCGGAGAGATTGATAAAGAGTTGGACAATGTGTCCCGCTCTATCAATGAAATCCGCGCTCGGTTAGCCTTGATTCAACTTGATGACGGTACCTTAGTAGCGATTGACGACGTTACGAAACTATCAGCCACCGTCATTGAGCAGATTAGACAGCTTTACGCGAACGACTCAAGCACCTCGAAGGAGTACGCACAAAAGGCTATCGAGGCCGCAGATCAACTCTTAGCTATCAACAAGAATTTTGAATCGGCCTTAAACGCAGTCAGAGGTCTAGCCGAAGCCTCAAAAATCTCCACGGAAAAAGGGCTTGAGGCCGTAACTGAAATTAAGAAAATTCGTCGGGAGGTGCTTGACCTTTGCGGACCCATTCAGGAAGCGGCTAATGCGGCCATAGAGTTTTCTAAGAAAGCTTCATTCTCGTTCAGAACGTTTCCCTCTTGTTGTGAAAATGAATCAATTCCATTTTCAAACCTTTCTCCATCAAGTGGAGTGAAAGTGGGAGATCATGTTTTGAGTTTGGACACCTATGACTTATTCCAAATTGTGAACATGGGCGACTTGTATGCGACTCTTGGAGCCAAAGTCGGAAATCTCCGCGGCCCCCGTGGTTTTCGCGGTGAGCAGGGTGAGTCAGGCCCCCGCGGTGGACGCGGTGAGCGCGGTCCTATGGGGCAAAGCCCGTTCGCCACTTGTTTCGGAAACTTCAATGTCAGTGAGGATGGCAACTTACAGCTTGAAGTAGTTGGCCTGAGTCCCGCCGAGTTTGAGATTAACGAGAACGGCCGATTAGAGGCAAAAATTTAGGAGCAGTTATGACAGTAATTAACATCGGAAAAGTCCGACCGACGTACCGCGGTGCTTTTGTAGATACACAGGCTTATGAAGTTTTGGATCGTGTTTCCGACTCGGCAGGCTTTGTCTATGAGGCGGTTAACGATGTCCCGTCAGGCACCGCATTAAGTAATGCCCAGTATTGGCTTAAATTATCTGTTGAAGGTCCCCGAGGGCAAAAAGGGGATACAGGAAATCGCGGGCCTAGGGGTGAAGATGGGACTTCTAAAGATTCCGTGCTTTACGTTAAACAGGAATTAAAACCCGAACAAAAAGCCGTTGCACGAGGAAACATCGGGGGAGCCTCTGACGAAGAGTTAAAGTCAATGCGTACCGAACTATTGAATGGTTTTAATAGTTCTCTTGGTCAATATGTGCCAAAAAGAGGAAATCGGGGAGCTCTAGGCGGCTTTAGTACGACAGAAAGGATCAATCAAATAAACGCAACCTCTTCAGATTGCAACACTTGCCAGGGAAACTTGAATGTCCAGCCAGGGGCACAGGGCACCTCCTGGACAAAAATCGTGACGTTAGAAACCGTTGGACAGATAACACTAGGCGCAAATTGGAAGTGGGCAGGAGGAGAGGTGCCAACCTTGGTTGCTTCAGGAATAGTCGTTCTTTGTTGGTGCGGTTCTAGTGGTATAGCCGCGTTTATCTCTCCGTCAGCCTGAGGTTAAAAATGAAAAAGAGTTATATCTATAAAGGTCAAATTTATTCTTCTGAGAAAGAGGTGCGTAATGCAATCTTTGCGGATCGGCGTCTTGCTTTCATGGAGGAGCCTGAAAACGATAAAAGGGCTTTTTGGCGAGCGTTAGGTGTCGAATATGTTGAAGAAAAAGAAGATGAGTCACTGGAGTTTCTTAAGGAACAGAAACTTTATGAGCTTGAACGGGCGTTTTCCCGTTGGAGAAATGGTGGTGCATATATCTATTCTTCCCTTGGTGGAGTAAAAATTGACGCAGATCAACGAGCAATGATCGACGTGTCAGGACTTGCGGCACTTGATAAATCTGCTGTTTTTATGGACGCAGATAACAAGCCTCATCAGTTGACAGCAGAACAAATCAAAATCCTTCGACGCGAGATCGTTGAGGGTGGAAACTTTTCATATCAGCAAAAGTGGGATTTAAGAAATCAAATTAAGAGTGCAGAAACCAAAGAAGAGCTGGAAAAGATTGAACTCGTCTTTTTACCCTACACAGCTAAAGGAGCAAAATGAAACACCCGAACGGAATTCAAGTATTGATTGCTGTCGATCAGTTAATTAATACGTTATTAGGCGGCCTAGCTGACGAAACGCTCTCCAGTCGAGCGTATCGTCACAGTAGGGACGGTTCACGCAAATGGCCTGAAAGACTGATCAATACTCTGTTTTTTTGGCAAAAAGACCATTGCAGAACAGCCTATGAATCAGAACTAAACCGAAACCATTTACCCAAAGGGATGAGATGATAGAGAGTGCAATCCTTTTGGCTGTACGACTGAATAGATCATATCCTGTGTATATATACACTTTGGGGATGATGCCAACTACTGACAGAAAGTACATGAAAAAAGGGGAGGAAATATATATTCCTTTTAGCGAAGAAAAAGGATACCGCGAATTCCTAAATGAAGTTGTGGAGGTTAAAGGACTTGAATTAAAAGGAACAACTACCGACGGGTGGATTTACGTTTTGAATAAACCAGGAAACGACAATTACATCAAGATAGAAACGTCAGAGTTGGGCTAGTTGATTAACCATCCCCCGCAAAGGTCAGAAGTTAATGACGGCGGGGGATTAAATTTATTTTTCTTTATCGGTTTGATTTTTCTTCTTTGACTTCTTCACTTCAAATGAGAATTAAAACAAATTTGAAGGAGTCAAAATGCCATTTCCCCACAAGTATGAGCGCGTCAAGGATTTCTCTGATGACGCTAGTAACGCGACCGACCATAACGCATTGAATCATGAATTAGATTCAGTCGCGAAAACTTGCAACGACACAAGAGACTTGTTGGCCCTAGCTTTTAACGATGACGGGACAATCAAGGCGGCCGCTATTGGAAAAGAACAACTTAGCGCAGACCTGAAAGCCGAGCTGAAGGAGCGCGGCCCCCGCGGTTTTCGCGGTGAACGCGGTTTACCAGGTGAGCGCGGGCCTGAAGGCCCTGTAGGGCCTGTAGGCGCGTCATTTAACCCCGATGTTTCAAGCACGTTTCCATATCGAGTTTTATACGACGACGAGAAGAAAGGATTCTCGTTTTTGGCTATGGATGAAGCAAAGCTCTATTGGAAATTGTCTGACGAGCCTGAAGACTGGTCAAAAGGGGTTACGTTCGGTCTTGGGCCGCAGGGAAGAGATGGTTTACGCGGTCCTGAAGGCCCTAGAGGTGAGAGGGGTGAAAGAGGTTTGGACGGGGCCCGCGGCGAGCGGGGTGAACCAGGTGAGCGCGGAAAGGACGGCTTAATCACGTCAATTGATACGAACGTATCACGCGCAAGTCTCGTTGGGAAGACGGCCATTAGAGTCCGCCTCATTGTGACGAACGGGAAATTATCTGTGAAAGTGGAGACTGAATAACATGGCAGAAATGAATACTCTCGGCTCAATGATGACCGAATTGAAGGCCCGATTAGGTTTTGTCACTCAGGGCGCGGCCTCTCACAACAATGACACGATTATGAGGAGTTTCCTTCAGGAGGCCCATGATTTTGTGTATGAGGAGTTGGATCACCCGCTAACGAAACGTGTAGCCCATATCAAGTTGTCAAAAGGCTCGAAGCTGTACGACTTTCACGATGACGATTTAGACGAAGATATAAATCCTGGTGACATTGATAAGTTTTGGATCGGTGACGGGAAGGAGCGCTATTCATTACGGTTCGGCATAAATGAAGCGGTTAGAAATTCCGAGCTATCCGAAGGCCGCCCCGAGCGGTGGGACGCTTACGCAGGACAGCTCGAATTATGGCCCGCGCCTGACAGTGATAAGTATGAGTTGGTGCTTGAGTATTTCAGCGGTAAACGACGTTTTAGTCGAGATACTGACACACCGTCAGTGCCTGCACGATTAGTTTTCTTGTATGCCTTGGCTACAGCTAAGGCGCATTATCGCCACCCCGACGCACAGGCGGCCGCCCGCTCGTTCGATCAAATGTTGAAATCCGAGCGAGGAAAACGCATTTTCAAGACGAACTACAAAAAGAAGTACACCACGGCCCGCGGCTGGTTTGTAGAGCGCCTAGAAAACGGTGAGGATCGTGTGAGATACGTGGGGGACTAAATGGCAATTATCTCCTTTACTAAGTTTGATCTTGGCATTGACCACCGAAAAGGCCCCACGGTATCCGACGCAAACAGACTACAGGAATTAAAAAACGGGTATGTCACGACAGGTCTTGCGATTAGCAAAAGGCAGGGACTCACAAAAATTGGTGACTTAACACCAGGTACCCGAGGCCTTTTTTCGTATGAAGGGAAACTCCATACCTTCTACTGCGGCTCTAACGCTATCACCCACAGAAACCCGCTTTTTGTCGCGGATAGACTCATTAACGGAAATTCACCCGTTAAGGCCGTGCATTACGCGGATAACTACAACGGATTTATTTATGTCTCGGTGACACACGAGAACGGGCAGACAAGACATCATTATTTAGACAATGCCTCAAATACGCTCGTTACTGACGCAAAATGCCCGCATTCTAAGGCCGTGCTCAAGCTCAACTCTAAGATGTTTGCAGTTGGCGAAAAGGGAGATACGGTGCGTTATTGTGCGACTGGTAAATGTCGCGATTGGTCGGCCTCGCGTGACGCAGGATTCTTGCCCACTGGCCTCAACTCCACGGGGGCTAAAGAAGCTAATGCCCTAGGTATCTACAAAAATAATCTTGTGGTGATGACACGAGACTCCGCGCAGATATGGAAAACTGATCCCGATCCGAATGCTATGGGCCTGATAGACCGTGTTGAAAACGTCGGTACTTCATTTCCTAAGACCGTGGCAACTGTAGCGGGTGACTTGTATTTCTTGTCTGACTATGGCTTCCGCTCTATCACGACACTTGCATACACGGACAATTTAGCGGACGTGGACATAGGCTCACCGATTGATACGCTCGTTCGCTCAACTCTAAAGGAGACTGACTCCGAGCCGCAGGCCTTCTACTTTTATGGCACAGGTCAATATGTCTGCTGTTTAGGAAAACATTTATTTGTTTATTCCTTGTCGAGAACGTCACGCATTTCCGCTTGGTCTCAGTACCTCCTAAATGAGAATGTGGAGGCCGTGGCACAGCTCGGACAGGATTTATACATCAGGTGCGGGGACGAGGTTTTCAAGCTCGACGGAGAGGCCGCAACGGACGATGGAGAGCCTTTTGAAGTCTTCATTGAGATTCCATACATGGACCTTAAACGCCCAGGGGAATTAAAGCGGATTTACGGTGTTGATGTTGTCTGCGAAGGTGAGTGTGAAATATCAGTTGGGTACGACGAGAGAAACCGTGACGCATACACGCCTGGAATACTCGTGAGCGGTAATACTCGGCCTGGTGGCCTTATCCCTATTGAGGTCATGGGGACGGCCTTCTCCTTCCGAATTAGAAACTTTACGGATAAACCTTTCAGGCTTGACGCGATAACGATTTATTTTGATTCTTTGGGGCCGCTGTAATGTTTTCAATTGAGGTCATACGCGGCTCGAACGTCAACGAGCGATGGGATGTAGTAGGCCCGCTCGTTGATAAGTGCGTCAAAAAGGCCGTCCACGGCGAATATACGAGCGCTGATATTCGTGAATTATTGGAGCACGAACGAATGACCGCGCTACTTGTTTCAGAGGACGGTCAACCCATATTTGTGTGTGTTTTCGAATTTCTTTTTTACCCGCGAAAAACGGTCGTAAATATTTGCGCCGTCGGCGGCAGAAAAATTCTTGAATGTCTCAACTATTACAGAAAATATCTTCTTGAATACTGGAACTCGGCGGGGGCTACTGAGGTTCAAGCTGAGGTATCCCCCGCTATGGAGCGCCTATTAAGGCCCGCGGGTTTTAGGGAGATTTATCGGACTGTAAGGATGGAAATATGATTAGAGTTGAGCTTCAGGAATTTTTAGCGCAGGACGCCGGGTTATTAGAAGGCCCCGCGCTATTTGTCAAATATGGCAAGGGTGGTTCTAAATCCAGCGATAAATATGCACGCTATTCGATGGAGCAGGAAAAAGAGCGCCAACGACGTGTGCAAGAGGCCACGAACGCTATTAACAACATTTTTAATAACGCCAATAGAGGAGCGCTGTACAGCAAGCAGAGGGACGCCGTATATCGTCTGAACTCTGATGAAGTCAATCGACAGGCGGCCGAGGCCGAAAGAGATAATCGTTTCGCCTTGGCGCGTAATGGTCTTTTGGGCGGCTCGGTCGATGTTGATTCGAACGCAGAGTTACAGCGCAGAACTAACAAGGGCCTTTTGAGCGCCTCAGGTATTGCCGATGACGCGGCCGCACGCCTGAGAGGTGCTGACGAGGCTACCAAACAAAATCTTTTGTCTATGGCCCAGCAGGGTTTGAACGGTGCTGATGTCGGCAGTATGGCTACAGCACAGCTTCAAAACAACCTGAATCAGCGCGCTTCAGATCAAACTATTGCACAGGTTGGGAATCTCTTTGGGGACTTGGCTAACGCCTACTTGTACAGCAATGCCGCGAAACAGTTAGCCGCTCAAAATCAAAGTCTGAGGAATGTGTATGCACAGAATGGAGGCTTAGGGGTTTCGGATACTCACTCAAGTTATGGCGGGGCCTAATCCATGAATAAGCCGCTATCCATTCCTGAAATCAAAGTGCCCGCCTTGTCCGCTGAAACGTTGGATAGGGTGCGGCAATTTGAGAACGCGTTAGAAAAATGCCCGCAGGTTGAAATCAACGTTGAGTCTGTTTTATTTGCAGGAATTTACGCCCGCACAATCAAAATCCCCGCGGGAGTTGTTATTACAGGTGCGCTCCTTCAGGTTCCAACCGTCCTGCAAATATCAGGGCGGTGCATTTTAAATCTTGGAGAACAGGCCGCAGAAATCAACGGATACGCGGTCTTTAAAGCGGACGTAGGCAGGAAACAGGTTATTTACGCCCTTACAGATACTTTCGTAACTGCTTCATTTGCGACTACCGCGCAAAGCGTCGAGGAGGCCGAAAACGAGGCCACAGCGGAAGCAGAAAAGCTCACGACTAGGAGAACGAATAAATGAGTTACATGACCGCGGCGGCCTGGATTGGAGCCGCATTGGTGGCCGCAGGGACGGCCGCAAACGCATACGGTACCAGCAAGGCAAACAGACAAGCTAATTCTGTTTTGTTGGACGCGCTCAAGCAATCTAAAGAAAACGGCGATGACGTTACTAAGAAGATTATGGAGACTCTCCCTGAGTATGAGACGGACAACCGACTCAAACAACAAGAGGCGCTATCGGATCAAACTAAACAGGCGATTTCACAGCCAGTTGAGAACGTACAACTTAATACAGCGACAAAAGGCGGGACTCAAGGTGATGTTTCTTCTGACTACACCACGGCCCGCGCACGCGCTAACGCTCAAACCTTAGAAGACGTTCGCAACTTAGCGCAAATGATGGGCGCCGTAACTTCTGCTCAACGCCTTAGGCAGAACGAAGGGTTTCGGCTTGCAGATTTGCAGAATGAAATCAACCTTATGAACAGTTTCAACAACGGTAATCAAAGAGTGGCGCAGTTACGCGCACAGGCGAAGGCGGAGGGTCAGCAGGGATGGAAACTCGGCGGCCAAATTGCAAGCGCACTCGGCTCGGCAATTTCTATGGGAGCAGGCCTAGCGGCCTCAGCCCCGAGCGCGGCGGCCGCGGCCACGGAAACAGGACTAGGCGCAACATCAGCCGCTTCAGGTATTACACCCGCCATGTCCGAAGCTATCGGCGGAGCACAGTTAACACCCGCAATGACTGAAGCATACGCGGCAGGACTTGTGGGCCCGAGCACCGCGCTAACAGGTGCGGTGCCTAGAGCGGCCAAAACCACAGGCGGCATAGGCTCATTTTTCACGGGCATTCCTAAGAAACTCGGATTTTAAGGATCAAGCATGAGATTTACTTTAAGTGATCGAGGAACTAACGCGCTGGCCAATAGCCTTAGAGGTGTATTTGCATTGCCTGCGCAACTTAACCTTCAGCGGTTACAGGCTGAGAATAATCAGCTGGTCAATGAAAGTACCGTCCGTAAAGCCTTGTCAACAATCGCGCTGAATCAGCAGAAGTACGGCGGAATACAGCAGGTTTTAGACTCGTTCGGCGGGGCCGATATGACGGATCAAGGCAACAGAAACGCGATGATTAGCGCGGTTCATGGAAAGGCGTATATGCCTTTTCAGAATATCGGCAATACGGGTCAAGTTTTTGACCAGGCTACAGGCGCTGTTAGCGACAATAACAACGGCTTAAGCCGAATTTTCGCGCAGGTACAAAACTCCATTTCTAACCGAAATAATGCCGCGGCCGCCGCGTCAATGGCGACAAAAAATTTGAGAGACACTCAAGCCCGCGCAGGTGGTTTTGCGCCTAAGAGCACTTCTACAGCTATGCCTAAGGCCGCCTGGACAGTAGCAGACATGATCGGAGACGGTCAGGACTGGAACGGCAAACCTACTGTATCCCCTCAAAGATTCAATGAGGCTAACAAATGGAGTCTTGAGACCAAAGGTGTTCCGCTCAATGTTAATACCGCGATGGATTACTACAACGAAGTTATCTCTAATCCACCCGCACCGCAGGACACAAACACAACTCAAGCCCCGACAGAGGAGCAGGGCTATTTGAGTAAATTCATTAATGGAGTTACTTCTTTAATTTCGTCTCCTGAAACAGTCGGAGGTCTTGCACGTGCTTCAGGTGCTCAACCGATAACGCCTATTAGTCAATACATTAGAGGTGTTATTCCAGCGGCTGGCGCGGCTCCTGCTCCTGAAATTCAGACAGGGGCTGATTACATGACTAAAGAACAAGTCAAAGACCTCTACAGAAATGGAAAGATAACCCGAGAACAGGCTATAGAAATCGCAAATAAGTACGGATGGTAAAGACATGGGATTTTTAGACGAATTAGACGAAATCGACGCACAGAAACAGAAAACTATGCCCGTGCCTATAGCACCGCAGGGTGAGCCGTCTTTCCTAGAGCAACTCGATCAAATAGATAAAGAAAGGACAGCGGCGCTCACCGTGAATAACCGTTCTTGGCTACAACAGGCAGAAGACGCCGTTAACGGCTTTTTCGAGCCCGTTAAGGACATCTATCACGGTGCATTGACTTTACCCGCCACAGTCGCTGGACAGGCCCTTGATGTGGCTAGATTAGCCACGGGAGACAAATTCGATATTCTCAAGGATGCAAGCAACGGCCTTGAAAATCTCACCAACAAATTTGAGGAAAACACGTTAAGCCCAGAGGCGCTCCGACAGAAAGAGAATCTAGCTAAGTTTTTCGCGGACGGCCATTACACCGACTTGCCGAGAGTCTTAGCGGAGAATCCCCGCGGCGTGACTAATGATCTTGTCAAAACATTTGGTTCAATGTTTATCCCTGGTGTCGCAGGTGCTAAGGCCGCAAGTTTAGCTAAGGCGCTCAAGTTTGCTAATCCTAATAAGGTTATCGCGCCCACTGTTACGGCCACGAATGCGGCCGACACGTTCACGGCTACGGATGATTTAAACCTTGAAGACCGCTACAAGGGAGCGGGCGTGGCTGGTGGCGTTTCCCTTTTGGCTAACGCGCTCACGGGCGGCGCCGCAGATAAGACACTTGCAAAACTTATCGCGGGTGACGTGTCTAAACAGGTTAATAAGTCGATCCTTGGAGCCGCTATCAAGGGCGGAGCTAAGGACGCGGGCAAAGAAGGTTTTCAGGAGTTTTTAGAGGAAGGCGGAAATGCTGTAGGCGAAAATGTCGCACGTAAGGAGGACTTTGACCTTAACAACATTCTCAAACGTGCAGGGTATGGCGCGGCCTTGGGCGGTATCTCAGGCGGCCCGATTGGTTCACTCAATGGTGCCGCGGGTGCAAGCCGAGAAAACCTCGTCAACAAATTGCAGAACACTCAAAAACAGTTTGAGCAGACTGCGGCCACAAACACGGCTGACAATAGCGGTGAGCCAGTTGCTAACCTGATTAAAAACCTCGGACAGCACACGAATTTAAAACAGGTTCAGCCCGAGCCGAAGGAAAATGTCAACAGTGCACTTAGTGCGCCTGAAACGGCTGAGAATAGTGCTCCTACTGCACCTGCGGTGAACCAGGCCGAGCCGCCGACGGCCCCTGTCGATGTCTTGCAGGCCCAAACACAGCAGGAACAGGCCGCGCCCAAACAAGAAAATAGTCCTATCCTTCAAAACCGTGACCGCTCCTCTAATTCGAGTGTCATGCAGATGAAGTCAATGGCGAATAATCTTGATTATGGCCGCACTGGATATAGTCGAGACTTGGCTAACGGCGCGCCTGTAGTTTCTTATGGCTCCGTACCCGAAGCACAGTTAGGCCGCAAAGATTTTGCCGTTGACTCGAAAGGCTCGAGAATCCCCGTTCAATATGCCGTCCTTGAGGCTGACGATATTCTCACCTCTAATGACATTAACGGCATGAGCAATCACGAGTACGGAAACCCGCAGAGAGTTAATGCAATCGCGGGCAACGGCCGTATTACGGCTATGCAGTATGCCTATGCGCACAACACAGCGGGAAACTACAGACAGGAATTTGAGGCCGATGACCTGCACGGGATTAGCCCGCAGATTATTAAGTCGATGAAACATCCCGTCCTGGTGCGCGTCATGCCGACAGAGAACATAACTGAGGATATTGGCGACAGGAGCAACACGACGAGCAATCTTCAGCTTAATCCCGTCGAAGTGGCAAAAAATGACGTGAATAGAGTTGACCTTTCAAACCTCAAATTCAATGCTGATGACTCTCCTTCTAACGAGTCAATTCTTCAATTCTTGTCATCTTTGCCACAACAGGAAGTGGCTCAGCTCGTGCAGAGTGACGGGACGCCCAACTCTGAGGCTATCCGACGCTTTAATAATGCCCTTTTCCAAAAGGCGTATAAATCCGAGCGCCTGACCAACCTTTTCGCTACAGCCGTCAAGGTCGAAGGAAAACGACTCATTAACATTTTGGCGCGCCTAGCACCTAAAGCCATTGAATTAGAAGGAGCGGGAGATTTAGATATTCGTCCCTTGATCGTGGAGGCCGTGCAGGCGCTCATGGTCGGTATTCAGAAGGGCCAAAAACTTGAAGACTTGGCCCGACAGACTGACGCTTTTGAAGACCCTGATGTGATGGAATTTAAGAAACTCTTTGCAATAGATCAACGAGGAGTTGAGAAACCATTGCGCATTCTTGAAGAGGCAGTTGACTTCGCTATCAATGCCGCAAAGGAAGCACAGAATGATAATATGTTCGGCATGGAACCCCCCACAAGACGGGATGTTTTGAATCACTACAACAGGATATTAGATGACGAATACGGAAACAAAGCCGCTCGATACAAAACGACTGACGAAAACGCCGCAGGGCCTAGCAGTGCTGAGGAAAATGCTTCAGGGCGGGAGCGTGGAGGAAATCAAAGCGCGGATGACGGCCGAGGACCTTCAGACAATCAAGGCGATGGTAAACCGAAAGAAGGAGCAGACGAAGGCTTGAAGTTCTCACGAGCGGCCAAGAATGACCGCTTGATGACTATTCACAACACAAGAGAAGGGAATCTAAAAAAATCTTTAGACTCGGGCAGTTTTTCTGCGTCCGATTGGTCTGAGAAAAAGGCCAAAACAGAAGAAAGCGCCAAAGACGCCGATGATAAATCCGAAGGTATTGAGGACGTTGATTTAGTCAAAAAGGAAAAATCAGTCACCGTTGAACGGGTAAAAGCTGAGATTTCTGACTCTATCGGAGAAGGTGCGCTCAAGACGCTTGAGAACAGCGGGAAAGTTACGGTTATAGAGGATGAATCTTCGGCCTTACGTCGCTTGTTTGACGAAAGGAATAAATCCGCGAAGAACGGATTTAAGGCCGTTGAGGGTTCTGTTAAAGAAATCCCCGAAGGTGAGGACGCACTTAGATACAGGGTCAGGGAACTAATTCATAAGGAATTTCCGGCAGGAGAAGAGGTTACTGTTCAGGTTGAAGGCACGAACGATCTAATTAAGGTTGGACGAAAAGGATTTAAACATTCTGCATGGGGAAATCATGCAAGCGTTTATACCCTTGTCGCTTGTTTGCACGTCAAGGATTTAATCCGTACTTCTGTCACAGATGGGATATTGAGAGACAAGCAAGGAACCGAATACGATATATCTAAACCTCTTCCGAACAGGGATGATTTAGCGTTTAAGTATTTCTCAGAAATTAAAATTGACGGGAAACTCTATACCGTAACTATTACGGTTAAGCCCGATAAAAATCAGATCAAACATTATTACGATCTAAAAGCAAAGGCCCCGAGCTCCTTACCACCCTCACAGAATGAAAATTCTGTTGCGGCACGAGGAAAACCCGAGGCCAATGACGACATTATCTCTGAAAACAAGGCATCCTTCAAGTTCTCTAAAGATGGTTCTGTTCAGGGGATTTACGATCCTCAAACGGGGAAATCCTTCATTATTGCGGGCAACATTAAACCAGGCGAAGGCCGAGGCGTTTTTCTGCATGAAATCGGCGTCCACATGGCCGCAGACAATGAATTTAGGGCCGTCATGGGGCCGATCCTTCAGCGCGGCCTACAGATAGTCAAGGTAGGTAATGCGAACGGTGATCCTATTGCCCGTGAAGCGTACAAGCGATTAACTGAAGCAGGAGAAGACCCGAATAACGCGAATGAAGCAACCGCATATCTTGTGCAAGTTGCGGCCAATAAATCCGACTTAAGCGGCCCGATCAAGAGATTTATGAATCAGCTCCGAGCGGCCTTAGTCGCCTGGATGGTTCGCCACGGCATGATGAATGCGGACTCATTAACGACTCAGGACTTGGTAGATATTGCAGTCTCTAATGTTCGTGCAATGGCTAAAAAGGAAATCCAGGGCGCCAAAGAAGCTCAATACAAAACGACTGACGAAAACGCCGCAGGGTCTAGCAGTATTACGCAAAATGCTCCAGGGCGGGACGGTGGAGGAGATCAAGGCGAGAATGACGCCCGAGGATCAGCAGACAATCAAGGCGATGGTAAACCGCAAGAAGGAGCAGACGAAAGCCTAATGTTCGCCAGGGCGGCTAAGAATGACCGCCTACATGACGAGCGCGGGGACGTTCTGTACTCGAAGAGAAAGCCGACTAAGGAAGAATGGGCCGCGCAGAAAAAGGCCGAAAAAGAAAAGGAAATAAAGGAAGAGGCCGAACGAATTGGGCGCTCAAAACACGTTTCGGCAGAAGTTAAGGCCGATATTTCCGAACTAATCGGGAAAGAATCTCTTGAGGTATTAGAAAAAAGCGGGCGTGTTAAATTTGTTTATGACCTAGAGGAGCTTCCCAAAGACATTCGGAAGACAATAAAAGCCTCTTCCTCTGAAATCACCTCTGACAAGGAGGACATGACATTAGTGAGAAAAGAGGTATTAGCTAAGGTCAAACAAGAGCTAGAGGAAAACGGAAATCAAGTCACCATCACTTCTGACAAAACCAATGTAACGATTACATCGAAAGGCGTAAAACATTCACTGCATTACAGAAAGCAGGATTGGCGGGACGCTTTAGCACTGTTGCACGTAAAAGAATTAGTGCAGGAGTCGGAATTTGTAGATAGGGCGCCAAACGTACACGGGGTAACAGACCCGTACGCAGTGAGCCACTACAAGGCAAAGATTGAAATAGACGAAAGACTTTATCCCGTGAGGATTGTTGTAAGACACCATTTAGATAAGTCGAACAACTTTTATCATATTTCTGTAGATAGAGAAAACCCCGAGGCTACACGGGAGCTTGGGCCTCAAAAAGAGGGTTTAACTACACCTTATCCTTCCTCGGGGGATGGTGATAGTTTATCTCCGAGAGATTTAGAAATCAAGTATTCCAAAGATGGTGATGTTCAGGGCATCTATAACTTGAAAACGGGTGAAGCGTACATCTTGACAGGAAACATAAAGAAGGGTGAGGCCCGAGGTATTTTCCTGCATGAAGTCGGCATCCATATGGCCGCGGACAGAGAATTTAGAGAGGTTATACAACCGATTTTGAAGCGCGGCTTACAGCTCGTCAAGGTCGGTAATGCAAACGGGGATAAGACTGCTCAAGAGGCATACAAGCGATTAACTGAAGCAGGAGAAGACCCGAATAACGCGAATGAAGCAACCGCATATCTTGTGCAAGTTGCGGCCAATAAATCCGACTTAAGCGGCCCGATCAAGAGATTTATGAATCAACTCCGAGTCGCTTTAGTCGCTTGGATGGTCCGCCACGGCATAAAAAACGCCGACTCTTTAACGACTCAGGATTTAGTAGATATTGCAGTCTCTAATGTCCGCGCTATGGCTAAAAAGAGAATCCAGGGCGCTAAAGAAGCTCAGGAAATGAGCCTTGAAGCAAAACTTGAATTTTCTAAGAGCGGCGGCCCTGGCGGTTCGCATTCTCGTAACACCTCGTGGGGTTTTGGTCCGCTTGTTTCTGATGAATTTGGTCATGTCAAATTTGGATGGGGTGAATCACTGTATGACGGCGGAGCAAAAATCCTGAAGCGAACATTCGATCTAATCGACGCTAAGGCGGGCAATCGTTTTCAGCTCGGTACGATGAGTAAAGATTTACGTAAGCTCATGCGCCAATTCAAGGCCGACAAGGAATACATCATGCACGAGTTAGAGCCGATTGTTCGTGAGTTGTCCACGTGGAGCGCGGAAGAACGTGAAATGGTCTCGGACATCATTGAAAAATGTCTGAAGACTAACGTCATCCCGCCTGAGAGAGTTGTGCGCGTGGCCGCGGCTATGCAGGACATTTTCAACAAACAGACTGATGAACTACTTCGTCTCGGTGGAATTTCCAAAGAATCCGCCGAGCGGTGGCGCGGACAGTACTTGCCGCGAATTTACAACCGCTCCTCGAAGGAATTTCAGAGAACTATTTTTGATGAATTTTTCGGAAAGAATAAGCCGATTTCCTCACTCACGGCTAACCACCTGAAAGGCCGTGGCATATTTGAAACTGCGACAACTAAGACCGAGCTTGAGCAGTACCTAGCCGCGGGATGGGAGTTGCGTGACTCTAATTGGAATTATGAGGGCGGAAAACTTGAGTATGTCGGTTCTGACCCTCGTTCTAACACTCTGTTTGGAAATGATAAAGACGCTTTAATCTCTGAGGGGCTGACTGTTTGGCGCGACTTCACGTATGACGAACGTATCCTTATGGGCGAAGTGCGTGACTCGTTAAGCCGTTTCGTTCTCGGCTACATGAGCACGCAGAGAGATTTAGCCGTCATGCGGCTTTATAACCAGTTAGCGCAAGATTCTCGATATTCGAGAAGTACACCCGCCGATGGTTATGTTGCAGTGCCTAATATCGACATCCCAGGAGTGCAGGGCGTCAAGAAGTACGCAAATTTGTCAGGCCGCTATGTGACTCAAGAGGTGTTCTCACAACTTCAGAATGTCTCGAAGGTGCAGAACGATTTTGCTCGGGCGTATAAAAAGATGTTGTCCGCCTGGAAAGAGGGAAAAACCGTCCTTAATCCAGTCGCTCACTTTAATAACACCGTCGGCAACATCACTATGTGTCACTTTGCAGGTGTTAGTTATTGGGACGTTAATAAGTACGTTGAGGCGGCCCGAGAATTTGCGAAAGGTGAAAAAAAATCGACACTCATTCAGGAGGCTTTTAAGTATGGTCTTTTCTCGGGTTCATTCACTAAGGAAGAAATGGCCGCGCTCGTACCTGATAAGCAGTTACAGGAGCTTTTAAACCGCAGTGAATCGGGCCTTGATAAGGCGATTGATCTTGTTAACGGCGTCTTGTCTTGGGGCCTTCGATCAAAACTGAGGAGCGCATACGAATTTGAAGACAGTTTCTTTAAATTGGTGCTGTACAAGAAGGCCCGCGAAGAGGCGCTCATGTCGCCTGAGGACGCTGTAGATTACGCAACTTCATACATCTTCACGTATGACGATTTACCTACAGGGGCCGCGGCAATTCGTGATTATGCCGTACCGTTCTTTGCTTGGACATACAAGGCTATCCCGTGTCTTCTCAAGACCGCGTTAGTGTATCCGCATAGATTTCTAGCTCCTGCGGCCGTTCTCTATGGCTTGAATATGGCTACATATTTCTTGTTAGCTGGAGGCGGAGGGGATGACGACGATCTTTTGAAACGCTGGGAAAGGGCGCAAAAACTTCAGGATTATGAGTCTGAGACTATGCCCGATTTTATGAAGGGCTTGACGGCCTTCTTGACGCCTAAATCTGTGAGAATTTGGAACGACTCTCTTACGGGACAAGCCCAATTTTTGGATATTAGCCGCTGGATTCCAGGCGGAGATATGTTTGACGCTGATAACCAAATGGGCGGCGTTAGCATTTTTCAGCCGCTCATGCCCAGTCATCCGCTTGTTGGTCTTGGTCTTGCCATGTTTGCGAATAAAGACAGCTTCACAGGAAAAGAAGTCGTCAACGATAAGGCAGATACAGAAATGGAGAAACTCCGTAAGCGCGGGGCGTGGTTAGCTAAAAATCTTAGTCCTGCATTAGCTCCGTGGTCGTATCACGGCACAAGACTTGCACAGGCTATTTCTTATGAAACGGGCTATGGTTTTTTGAGGAGTGCTCCTTTTGCAAAAGAAACCCACGAAGAATTAACCTCTTTATTCGGTGTGAACGGCTTCACAGGAAATCATGTGCCGATGGAATTGAGCCGAGCGCTGGAACACTCCGTAGGTGTGAAGAATCGCCTGGTTGATTTTGAGTATCAAGAAGCTATGGCTGGCCTAGATACTAATAGGGAAATAAAAGCAATCAAAGAACAGCATAGAGCTAAGGTTCGAGATGCGACAAAAAGAAAATTGCCTCCTTCTACCTTAAAGCTAGAACAGCGCGATACAGACGAGCGCATTCGGAGAATCAGGGAAAAGGAGAAAGAACGAAGGGAGAACCTAGCTAAAGCGAAACAGGCGGCTAAATAAACCAAGGGCCTCAAGAGAAAAAATCTTGAGGCTTTACTTTTTTTCTGAGTCTTATTCGAGACCTATGACAATGAATCTATTGAAACTTACTTTTTACCGAGCACAGATGATTGACGATATTAAAGATTCATTGATAGCCGTTGCCTTCGCGAGCGTCGGAGGCTTGCTGTATTTTCTGTCGAACTTAGATGGGGAGAAACCATTCAACATGAAAGCATGTTTGATTCAAGTCGCCGTATCCGCTTTTAGCGGTCTTATCGCGTATATCTGCGTCATAAACTTCGCAGGCGTATCTCCTGATGTCGGCGGAGCATTCTCAGGCGTGGCGGGCTGGATGGGAACACGTCTCTTAAAAATTGTTGAGCTTGCTTTTAGGAAGAAAATGGGAGTGGACTAATGAAACAACACGTTCTCATGTTTCATCCCGACGTGGCCCTTGAATTTATCGCGGAGTTTGAACAAGGACCTAAGGGCGGTCCGGCCCTTGAATCTTATCGCTGTCCTGCTGGGGTGTGGACCATTGGTTTTGGCC